ATGAATTTCTAAAAAATGTTGAAATACCAAAAGAAGTAATTGAATTAAAAAAAGAACATTTAAAATTAATTAGAGAACTTAGAAAAAGGAAAAAAAATAATGGCGATAAAGAATACTGATCAATTAAGAGATTTATTAAGTGGTGTTCTTGAGAAAGTAATAGAAGGAAGTGTTGCGCCTAATCAAGCTAATGCTGTATCAAATCTGGTTGGGAAATTTATGCAAACAGTACAATTAGACATGAAGTATCATCAAATGAGAGAAATAATGCCTAATATGCCTTTTTTGAATGGATCATCTGATATAAAAAAAATTGAGCATAATGAAGATACAGGTGAGATAATAAAAGAATGAGTTGGAAAAAAGTACATGAAGATTTAAGCCATAATACGGCAGACCACCTTCATAGATTAAAAATAGAAGGTGGTTGGTTGTATAGAAATATTTTGATATTACGTGGCACAGAAAATGTAACAATGGTATTTGTTCCAGATAATAAGGATGACATTAATGCCAATAATACTAGGTAAAAGTAAAGCCCTTAAACCAAAAGGCATAAAAGAAATACGAGTATTAGTTCATCCAGAGAAAACGGCTATCGAGGTTGCTAAGCAGATAGCCAAATCCTTTGGAGAACAATCTAAGAAATTAAAACCGAAGAAGTTTATTATAAGGTAATATTATCTTCTAATGTGTCTACTAAATCTGGTTTAGGCAATTCTAATTGTGCTTTGAGATCCACATTTTCTTGTTGTAACTTGGCTAATTGTTGATTCAAAATAATTAAATCTTTCTTAGCAGTTAAGAATTTTTGAATGTTATCAACTAACATCTGATCCAACGCTAATTTTTCTGCATTTGCTTGTTCGACTGCATTTTGTAATTGTTCGATTTGTTCCATATTATCCTCTTAAATAACCGATTATACCTTCTTGACTTAATCCGCCATTATTTCCCTGCCAAGTTTGCGTATCTACTCCTGCACCTTTTTCTACCCATGCTAGGAAATGTCTGCCTTCAGCTATTACTGCATTGTACCAAGCAACTTGTGGAACAGGTGTAACATTAGCATTTGCATATATAAAATATGATGTAGCATTATTAACATTTGTTGCATCTAATGCAATACCTGTTGTTGCAGTTCTAAAAGTTCCTGTGCTATTAGCCCATCTTGCATTAACAGTAGCAAAGACATTATCTTCAGCCTTACCAATAATCATATCTAATTGATTAGAGGCAGAACCATTTGCTTGTCTGAATGTAGCAGTAGAATATGTCCATGATGCTGTAGATTCAACAGCTTTCATAGTACGTAAAACTCGATTGTAATAGTTCCAAACATAACGTTTTGCTAAGCTATCTTCAGTCTGACCTACTACAGCAGTCGTTCTGAATGATCCTACATATCTTCTTGTAGTAGCACCAGATTTGACTAATACGCCATTTTGTCTGACAAGGCCTGTAGCTCTTGTTGTGTCATTAGTCCATGTGGCTAACTCTAATGTTGCAGTTCCTGCATTATTAAAAACAAAAACGTCATACATAGTAGAAGCAGTACCAGGTACTGCTATCGATAGTTCAACAAATGTGATTGTATTCCAAGTAGCAACACCATCGAATAAAGCGATGTTGTTTCCAATGTAAGGCGTATAAAATATTGTAGATGCTGCTAATACATCAGCAGTTGTGACAGGCGTTCCAGTGGTTAAAGTTAATCTTCCATCTGCTATATCATTTAAAGATGCATTGGATGGTAATCCACCATTGCCAATTGTTCCATTCACATCTGTGAATATCGCTATATTACCAATAGTTGATGCTGCATTAAGCATGACTGCATTGGCTTTCGAAGCATCAGAAGCAGCTTTAGTCGCAACTGTACCCAAACCTAAATTAGTTCTTGATGTCGCAGCATTCGCAACATCTGATAAATTGTTTGCAACCATTAAGAATGATGATGGTGCGAATGTGAATTGGCTAAACAATACTGGATCAGTATCGACTGTCACAACTGTCGCAGTTTCTAGCCATGAAGTATTAGCATTTACAGTACCGTTGTTAACAGCAACTAAAGTACCAGGTTTGATTTCTGTATTTTGATCATAGTCAGTAGCACGTGTGAGAACCCAGTTTGCAGCACCTGATCCAACAGTAGTAACAACATATACACCATTATTTTTAGTGGCTGTTTGATTTTTTACTAAGATACGATCATTAAGTGAAGCTGAATAACCATCTACTGCAAAAGCTACCATGGCTCCATTATTAGTAAGAGTAGCACCAACACCAGCACCTGCTTGAGTAGCGTTTAGATTTGCAGTAGTTGCAGCTTGAGCGGCAAGTATTACAGTGAAGCCTGCAGCAACTGTATCAACATATGCTTTAGTAGCTGCTTGTAATGCTACTGTTGGTGGACCACTTAGTATCAATGGTCCTGACATGGTGCCACCAGATAGAGGCACAAAAGTCGCTAAAGTTGCATTTAATCCTGTGACTTGTGCTGCACTAGCTAATTGGACATTAGCATTAAACAGCGTGATGACATTAGTTATTGTCTCCCTAACTGTTACACCAGCTTGTACAGCAGGAATGAGATCGGTAAGTTGCGTCGCCGCAGCTGCTGGTAAAGCAGAAATTTTTATGCCCGACAATTTATCTCTCCTTTAAATCTCTATTGCTTCCACATAATCAATAAAGTCTTCGAAATTCTTATCTGGATTTTCTTTCTTCCATAAAATATATTGAGCTTTCATATGAAGATTGGATTTATTGTCTTCGATTCTTTGCTTTCTGGCTTGAGCCTTTTCCATTTCATCATTCCAAACAAAAGTATTTATTATCTGTTCAGCTTTATCTTTTTGTTCTGGAGTAGCGTTTTCTTCATAATGTATTTTCCATGTATCTTTATCATTTAGATTGCCAAATGATATTCCATGGATCGGACAGATTTTTTTAATTGCTTGATCTAAATAAGCTTGGAGTATCATGATTATTCCTTACTGAACCGCTATATATTCTTCTAAGATAACAATACCGGTACCGCCAGCGCCACCAGCGAGATTAGTAGCTGAATTAATTGCAACCCCTCCACTTCCACCTGAACCTTTTACGCCACTTAATGGAGTCGATCCGGTAGCTGTTGTTGTACCTGTAACTGCAAATGATATGGTATCAACACCAAGTGGATTGCACCCTGCTCCTCCATTAACAGCCAATAAGGTTGAAACAGTAAAAGCATAATTTGATGTATTGCTTGAAATATTATTTATTACAGTTCCAGTGCCAGCAGTATTAGCAAGAGCGGCTCCCGGGGAAATAAATTGGGATGTTGCAGAGGCAGCGCAACCTGTGCCACCATTTCCACCTACTGCAGTCCAATCTGCAAAAGTAGTATTACCACCTGCATTCCCAGGATGATTACCAGCAGTACCAGCAGTACCACCAGTTCCAACTGATCCAGTTTTACTAGCTCCAATTTGAGCTGCCGTCATATAAAATTCTAAATAGCCACCAGGATTACCGCCTGATCCAGCTGCTGTTTGGGCTACAGCTCCCGCAGCGCCACCACCAGCACCACCCGCGCCACTCATTCTTATTTTGACATATTGCATACCAGTCGTAGGTGTATATGTGAAAGCTCCGGTTGCTGTAAATATTTGTTCAGCTATAGATCCAATCACACCAGTTTTAGCTATCCAGGTCGGTACACCACTAGAATTGGTAGATAACATATTTGAATTAGCAGTCGCGAGCGCTGTATTCACGTTTGCAGAAGAAGCATACATGATTGTATTAATAGCATTAGTGGCTGGATAAGTACTTGTAGACCATGCAGGCGTTCCAGAAGTTGATGCCTGTAACATTTGGCCTGTTGTACCTGCTGCAAGTATAGATGGAACGCCTGCAGATGATGTTACTAATACACCACTATTAGCTGCTGCGATCACACCTTGAACATTAGCACTGGAGGCATACATAATCGTATTTATAGCATTGGTCAATGGATAAGTAGTCGTACTCCACTGAGGTGTTGTCGATGCACCTGACATTAATAATTGTTGTGCAGTCGCAGTTCCCGCAAGTATCGCGCCAGCAGTTGCGGTGGAATAGAATATACCACCATTGCTAGCAGTTAAATTTGCATTAGTTCCGCCATTCGCCAAAGACAACGGGAAAGCAGGGATTTGCGCTGTAGTTGCCAATGTCCCTGATGTTGGGAAAGTAACTGTCGTCGTATTAGTAAATGTAAAAGTAGATGCAAAAGCGCCTGATAAAGTATGGGCTCCAGCCGTTGTTAATGCGCCACCAAGTGAAAGTGCAAAACTTCCCCATGCAGGTGTAGCAGTTGATCCAGATAGAAGTGGTAAATTAGCAGTCGCTGTTCCTGCCAATATCTGCATTTGAGTTGCATTTGACCATACGATGCCGCCATTCGATGCAGTTAACCCTGCATTAGTGCCACCATTTATAAGTTTTAATATGCCAGTTAAATTTAACGTCGCACTCGATCCATTGGTGGTCAAACCAGTTGTGCCACCAGATATAGTGACCGCACCTGCGGATGGGGTAGCACTACCTGCATCACCAGTAATAGTAGTAATAGCACCTTCAGCCGTAATGTTTTGCCAGGATGGTGGAGCGCCTGCATTAGCTGTTAATACAAAGCCAGGCGTAACACTATTTGCAAGCATTGATGGTACGCCAGTAGCGCCAGAAATTAGCACGCCATTATTTGCAGCTGCAATGACTCCTAAGACATTAGCAGATGAAGCATACATGATCGTGTTGATAGCATTTGTAGCCGGATAAGTTGTTGTGCTCCAAGCAGGAGTAGCTGTTGCACCTGATAATAAAATCTGATTAGCAGTCGCGGTGCCTGAAAGTATTTGGAACTGTGTAGCATTGCTCCAGACAATACCACCATTACTTGCTGTGAGCGCTGCATTAGTTCCGCCATTGGCTAATGATAATGGAAATGAAGGAATAGACGAAGTTGTCGCTAATGTTCCTGAGGTTGGAAACGTGACATTAGTTCCAGCTGTAAAATTAAATACGCTAACAAATGCTCCAACAAATGAAACATTCCCACCAATAGTAATAGTACTAGCACCGTTGTTAATACCAGTTCCACCAAATGTTGGACTGATAATGGTGCCATTCCAAACACCACTCGCAATAGTCCCCAAAGCTGTAATATTGCCTTGGACTGCAGCCGGTAAAGTTGAACTTATACTTGGCACACCACCAGCTGATGTGATGAGTATTCCATTATTAGCAGTTGCAAGACCGCTTAAGGTTGATCCTGCGGCTGCGTAGTAACCCAATTGATTAATCAATCCTGGATTAACCGTTCCACCTGTGCCAAAAACAGCTTTGAGACTAGCACCTGAGATTGCAGCATCAGTTCCTGGGGTATAAGGTGATTGCACTAGATAATACAAATCCGTATCAGCAACAACGGTTGTAGGATTAGTCGCAAATATCTGGGCAACTGTTTTTGACATTATGGCCCCGCTGTTTCTAGTGGTGTATTATCAGTCATCAAAACATTGGTAAGATCAGTTAATAATAAAAATCCCGTACCTGGAGCCGGAACTTCATCAGCAGATAATGGATAATAAAGAATCGGTATGCTGCCGTATACCCACATCTAACTTCCCCAACGTAACTGGTTAGCTGCAATAGTTGTGCTAGCAGTTAGAATGTTTTTCGCATAAATTGGATGCCAAATACCTGCAGCAAGATTAGGTAGCAATTCAGTTGTGTCATCCCATTTTGTATAAGCCAAATTCCCAGTAGTGCCAACATAGATCCAACGAGAAAACTCAAATACACCAGCAGGTGTCGTTGAATTTGTGAACCCAACATCATAAGTCACTGTACCAGTACGAGCAGGACCACCAAGTGTTCTTACTTGAGCGGTATAATTATTAGGGTCTAAAGGTGGAACATTAACAGTAGGTGTTGCCATTCTTACTTCCTTATAAATTTAAAGGGAGAACTCCATGCTCTCCCTTTAGATCTTAAATTACTTGATAACCTAAAATAATCGTACCATTAAGCGCTGTTGCAGCAGTAAGATTATAAATTGTTAATGTCGCAGTACCAGCGCCAGGAACTACTTCGACCGTGAAATTCTTAGTCGTATTTGTTCCGCCCATTTTACCAATCAAAATTACAGAAGCAGCAGTTATGAAACTATCTGTCCAAGTAATAGCGTAATTTCCAGCACCAGCTGTCGTTAAAGCTGAGGTCGTGATTACGCCTGCTTGACCATTAGCCGTTACTGCATTTGCAGCTTCCGTACCGTTAGCTTTCGCTTGATCTTGAACAGTGCCAGCCGTATCTGCAAAAACTGCTATTGTATTGACTATCGTTGCTCCCTTGACAGATGCAACATTAGGTTGAGTATTATCACTAGCCGCTTTAAATGCAGCTGTACCAAATGTTCCTGTCGTACCTGATGCATCTACCCATACCATATTGCTAATGCCGAATTGTGCTGGTAATGATTCAACAATTGTCCAAACTGTACCATTATTAGCTGTACCCGCTGCCACCGTAACAAATTGACCTGCACGAATTTGTTCAATATTTTGTTGATCAGCGCGGCGTACTAAAACTGGCTGGATACCAGTAGCACCTGGATTATTTACGATATAAATACCATTTTGATTGGCAGCGGATTGAGCGACTAATAATATGGAATCGCCAGTAGCTAATGCCACGCTATCAATAGTTAAAACACCTGTTGCAGTTACAGTTAAAGTTGCACCAACTCCGTTGTTGGTTTGACCATTAAAATATACGCCCGCTAAATTAGCCGTATCGACAACTCTTACAGCCGTTAAACCGTCATACACATTATATTGTTGAAAAGCCATGATAAATTCCTTTTAAAATTAATAACAAATTCCATTTGTCAATGATGCATTATAACTGAATAAATATTCGTAAACACGCTACAATTTTATGAAAACATTCATCGCCACATAAGGTTGCATTGTATTATGAGGAATTACTGCTAACCCAGAGCCACCTGAACCACTACTACCAGCGCCACCCGTACTTCCTGTATTAGCTGGTACAAATTGATAATTAGTACCACCTTGAATTGCAATACCACCAGGATTGGTAAGAGTATTATAAGTATGAGTATGAGCTGGCATCTCAGTCACACCTAATGCATGCTCTTCTTCACCACTATATGCACCCAATATCTCACTATTAACCGATACAATTGTGCCTGATCCTGCACCTATTGTAATCACAGTAGGAGTAGATGCAATCGCATTAGCAGTTGTAGTCGCTAATGACATGGTTGTGCTTGATAAAATCACCGCATAATAAATCGTTCCTGCAGTTAATTGTGGCGGCAATACACCACCAGAAACAGTGATTGCCATTCCAGTATAGAAACCTGCACTTGATGTCACAGTTAATACATTTGCAGCACTAGTGAACGATTGATTAGCTGCAACTGGTAGCGCACCAATCATTACTCGACCTAAATTCTTCGTAAGTGATATCTGATTATTGGCTGTAAAATCTGCGACTGAACTTGCACCATAAGCAGTAGGTGTTCCACCGCTAGTAAACATAGGTGCTAAAGTTTGATTGGTATTAAATATGTCCCAGATTAATTTAAATAAAGGGAAAGTATCAGTACCAGCTTTGCCTGTCGCAGTTGAATTGGTATTACCAATCGTACTGTCATTCATCTTGACCCAACCAAGATTGACATTATTAATTGAAGTTCTCACATCACCAGTACGTGGTGAGTTTGCGATAGCATCAACTTCGTCTTCTGTATGAAAATCTAATTCTGATGGAATGCCACCTAGGTAAACTGACGGTAATATAAAATCTATATTAATAGTTTGTTGTGGAACTAATATTTGAAGAAACAATGCATCATTGCCACAGTTACCTATATTGCTTAATGGTGGAATAGAAGGAACTAATACATCAGTAAAATTCAATTCTGTCCAAGATCCAGCTATTAATGCGAGCGGACCACCGCCAATATTGGTTGTGACATCATTGCTTGGCGTATTGTTTCCATTGCCAAAGAATTGTCTAAATCTAAAGAAAACACTATTAGGAGTAGCGATACCACTATTATATCTAGCAAATATTCGACACCCCATTTCTTGGCCACTTGTATTTTGCAAACCTCTTACCAATGGAAATTGAAATACTTTATAAGTTTCATTGCCTGCAACTGTACATGAATAATTAACATAAATAGAAGGTGTAGGATTATCTCCTAAATTTGAAGATCCAGCGGGCGTTACAGGTATAAATGAAATAGTATCAGTCGCAGAAGTATTGCTTTTCGCAAATATTATATCTGGTGAAACAGGCGCACTATTTGAATCAAAAGGTATTCCAGTAAATCCAACATGAGAACTTGGCGCTAAAGTTTGCAATACAGAAGTAGATGCTAGATTCCCAATATTACTATAAAATTCACCATTGATTACTAAATTATTAACGTCAACAAAAGTTGTAACTGTTCCACCACCACCTGTTCCACCACCAAATAAATTATTAAAATCCCATAAAAATTGCGCCCCAGGTTCAGTTACTGGTCTATCATAGACTCTAACATAATAACCTTCAGTTGGCGCTGTATCATCAAATTCCCAGAAAATTGGCGGCATTGTGCCATTACCAAAACCAACTATTGGCTGACCATAAGGAATTGTCCCACCAGCATCTTCAAATGCAGGCTTAAATACTGTTGGATTAATATTGCTATAAGTATAAATCGCCGCACCATTTGGTAACTTAGAGAAATTATCAATAATCACCCAATGTGGATTTGGTTCTATTGTGAAGAATTGTGTCACATCAAATTCCTTTTGATAATAAATCTATTTTGATGATCCATATTTGTAAGCACCATAACCAGTGGCAGCACCGATACCAGCCGGAATACCATATTTACTTAATTTAGAAAGTACATTTTCTTTTGCTTGATATTTCTTAAGTGCATTCTCAAGTCCCCCATGGAAACCTTTTAATGCCTGCATAGGATTTGATTCTTCATTCAAAACTTCAACAAGATTTTTCGGTATTTTTCTAAAATCTTTGTTTACCATATTTACAATGGCATTATTCATATTTGGATTATAATAAATATTTTGTAATGTTTTATAATCATTCCTAGCAGTATTTAATATTTCATTTAAATGAATATTACCAGTTTTTTGAAGATGATTTGAAATAGCCTGATTGATATCTTCACGCTTTTCAAACATCTCAGCACCTTTCATTCTGTCAGCTTCAAAATCTGATCCAAGATTTTTCTTTCCGCTTTTATATAAATCAGATTGCATTTTTCTCAATGCGTTATAATTACCAGATTTAGCATCTTCAATAAGTTTATTAGCTACTTTTGTTTTTGGAAAATATTCTCTAAGACCTTCAATCATTTCTTGTTCAATAGGAACCTGAGTTATTCCTTTTTTATTTACTTCTTCAGAAACTTTTTTAAATGCTTCAGATGCTTTATTTTCAAGTATATCGTGCTTATTCAAAATTGTATTCTTTATAGAATTTTTTGTTGCAAGAAATCCAGATGGTTTCAATGCTGAAGCAAGTTTCGCGCCTCCCATTATTTCAGGAATGTTTCTTGCAGCTCCTCTTAACAATGATTCACCTTCATATTTTGGCTTGCCAAATAATTGATTGATGGATTCTTGTGTGTTTTCAGGAGTAACTTTAGCAATTGCATTTGGAACAGATTGTGGTAATAAATTAAGTCTATTTGCTCCATATTGCGCTAGATTCAATGGCATTTGTGCAAGTTTATTAATTGCTTCTTGACTTCCAGCTAAAGCTTGCATTGCAGCATGCCCAGGATGTTTTTTTATTTGAGTGTTGATTCCAAATAATGCAGGAACTTCCATTTTTGCTTTTTCATAATAATTAGGAATTTCTTGTGCAAAATCGTAAAGACTTTTTCCAACATCAGTTGCAATACGTGGAATAGCATAAGCAGCAGAAGTGCCTAAACTTTCTTTTTTTTGTTCTGGTTCCATTAAAAAATCACGACCACCCATTTGGGATGGCAATTGAGATGTTTGCATATCTTCTGAAAGGAAATCAGTTGGCATTAGAGATGTCCTTTTTTCTTCAATCTTTTTTTGACTTCCTCAATAGAAATATTATATTTGTCAGCCATATATTTAATATCTTCATCATTAGGTTTTAGACTAAGTTGATCTTCAACGGACTTTCTAATAGCTTTTCCATCAATCATTTTGTCGGCACGCTCCATTGCCTCTCCACGATTAAGATGCTCATCTTGCATTAATCTCGAAGCAATTCTTGAACGCTTTTTTGTCATCTCATTAAATGTTGCAATAGAACCTAATTTTCCAACCATAACATTCCATGTATCATCAGGAGATATTTTCATTCTATCAGCAATATCAAATTCTTTTACAAGTGCTCTCCCACCAAAACTATTAACTGTATTTGCTACAGCATTTGTTGTAGTCGTAAGAAAATCACCAACTGCCTTTTGTTCTTGAGGCGTACCTATTTTAGCAAGAGCTTTTAATTGTTTATCTTGAAAGAAAGGAATTTTATTTCGCATATTCATAAAAACTGGATCTTGAGTCATGTCTATCAAATGTTGAACTGGAACTTCAGCTTGGATTGCTTGTTGGTATTGTTGATCAAGATCTTCTATGGCTTTAGCACGAAGTGTTCCGGATTCTTCTCCTTGCTTAATCTTTCCTTTTTCTTTACCAGCTTTTTCAAAATAATCTCCTTGAGATGGAATATTATTTTGTGGCGCATTATTACCTTGAACAACATAAGATCCACCGGGCTGTAGATTTTGAATACCTGCTCTATCTTGATTTGATAAATTAGGTGATTGAACTATCTGTTGATTCATTTGTTGAGGCATATTTTGTTGCTGTTGAGGCTGTTGTCCGCCACCAAACATGCTTCCAATGCCATTTAATAATTTCATCAACGGATTTTGTTGTTGCGGAGCATTTTGTAAAATTCCTGCTAAAGGATTTGTCATCCCTTGTCCAGTACCCGCCTTATAAGCAATATCTAATGCCTGATCACGTTGTGGCTGACTTAAATTAGCAACAGCAGATTCATTGCCCATTAATTTCGCTAAGAATTGTGGCCCCATCAGATTTGCATAAGCTAATTTTGATGCAGCTTCTGCTGGCAATGTTATAGGCGCATATTGATTTTTAATTTGCTGCATTTTATTTTCTAGCATTTGCGCTGATAATGCATTTGCATTTTTAGCACCTTCCTGGAAGCTTCCAGCAGGTGCGTTTGGTAAAGGAATGTTTAATGCCATATATCACCTATAATCCAAATAATCCAGCTATCCCACTAAATAATCCACCTTGCTGACCTTGTTGAGCCGCACCTTTACCATAAGCCATTTGGGCTTGAGCATTCATATAATCAGACATTAATTGCGTCAAAGAATCTGCTGAATGCTGTCCCATATTCATTATGTTCTGCATGCCTTGACCATATTGCGTATTAATGCCAAGAACATTCTGCAACCATTGATTCATATCTTTACCAGAGATATCTTGTGCATTTTGCTGGGCAAATTGCATCAAAGGTGTCGAACCTGTCATACCAGAGGCTGAACCCATATTCTGGGCTGCACGCATACCTTGTTGTTGCTGATAATGTGCAAAAGGAGATTCTTGATAGTTGCCCATCTGATTATTGATAAATTGGCTTGGATTTTGCATGCTTTGAAGCCAATTTTGCATGCCAGGAATAGCATTAATACCAGCTTGCATAAATGGTTGTTGATATTGCTGTGCTTGAGGGAAATAACGCTCTATTTGTTTTTGAGCATCTTTATAAGGTTTACCCGAATCACCAAATAAACCATTGAAGATATTTCCAAAACTTCCAGGCTGATATCCATTAAACATATCATCATATCCTTATGATGTTAAACCGCTCTTAAACCGTTGTAACAACTCTCCATGCGCCAGTACCAGCTTTGACTTGCCAAATTAAAATTTGAGCAGTACGAGGAGGTCCTGGAGTTGCATCAATATTATAAATCATTTGACCTTCAACTGGCGACTGGATTGAGTTCATCTGCGCTGTTGTAACCTGTGGGATCATCATCCCATAAGGCTGTAAATAATCAACCAAGACATCAATGAATGAACTCATTTGAGAAATCCATTCTTCAGACATTTTCTGGCTATCTTTTTTAACCAATGGATCATAATAATTAAATTGATCAATAGAATTAGCCATAATTACTCCGGAAGAATTTCATAAAACCAAGCTGCGCCTAAAATGATAAATGGCACATTGCTAAAAAATTCTATCTTTGGAACAAATGCTTGACCACGAGGAATAACGCCTAACTTTCGCCAGACAGTACGATAAGTTCGTTGACCAATTGCACCCATGAATGCTTCTTGACGATAACCATAGGTTACACCACCATCTTTAGATATAGATAAAAATACTGGTGGATTAGATAGATCGTAAATCGGCTGAATTAAACTTTCTTCCAAAATAATATTAATACCATTTTCAGTTGTAATAATATTTCCATCTTCAGTTAGTAAATTTAAAATAGAGTTTAAATTTGTAACATTAATCTGTCCTTGAATAACATCTAACTGCCAACGATCCACACGTCTTCGATTATATGTATCAACTACAACTGGTCTACCAATTCTGATTCGTGGGATGGCTTCACCATCATTTGTAATAAATGAACTATCCACTTGATATAATATTGGGCTGTTATAACTTCCGTAATAATTGTTACCGAAGAAGTATCCATGTGTTTGGGCTGGATGTCTGTTACCAAGAAGAGTTTGTTCTTCATGCCATAACTTACCTTCTTCTACAGTTGGATTGCTAAGTGTGACATTGTAAACAAAGGTATGATTTGCAGCAGTAAAATTCAATCTATAAAAAATAATCCCATTTTCTTTTATAAAAATACCTGTTGCATCTGATATTTGATTTTGTTCTGCATATTGTGCCAATTGGAAATCAAGTGCACGATTTGAAATTGGAATTGATTCAGTTCCTATTACTTCCATAACAGAACCCAAACCATCTTTATCTTGAGATAAAAAAATCATCTTATCAAACCCAGTCACAATACTTGCTCTTGATGGCGTCCCATATTCCATCAATAAACCATTATTTCTTCGTAATGGTAAATTCGTACCAAGACCTGAATTTTCCCAGACTTCAGTGTAATTTACTGAGAATAAAAAAACTCTGCGATGTAATGTTCTGCAAGCAACAATAAATCCAGGATGAGAATTAATAGTGCCTAATTGAAGTTGACCAGGTAAATTTGGTCCTGCAAGATTTGTAATTGTATTTGGTGGCGTACCATTTGTTGTAATATCAATAGCTATTGGAATTATAGCAGTTGCATTTGCATACGATGTTGCAACTTTAATATGTGTTGAATCAATAAAAATAACATAATAAGTGGTTCCTGCAACTAAAGGTGCCGGAAGACCACCACTAGCAGTAAAACTAATTGGCATACCAGTTGGCATGAAAGTTGAAACAGTTAATATGTCTGTTGTTGAATCAGCTGTAAAAGTATTCGCAACCAATCCCCAGCTATAAACATTATTAAATGCTGATAATTGAAATTGATTTGTTCCACCATGTGCTACTAATAAAAATCCATCGATAAAACAAACATCAACAGGCGATGCTGGAAAATTAAAATCTACTAATGAAAGATCGGGTATATATTGAAGTGTCTCAGTATCCCATACATAGCCTTTTTGACCATCCACAAATAAAATTTGTGAACCACCTGCTGCATTATTTGCATCTATACCAACATAGCCTGTACTCGTTGCTAAAGGCACAGTATTTAATTGTAAAACAATATTACCTTCATCAATTCTATAAATGTTTGCGCCAATCACAACATAGTGATATTGATTCAAAACAAATTCAGCCCGAAATGCATCAGTAGGATTGGTACCAGGAAAAACTAAATCTGTATTCAAGATTCCAGAAGTAGAGATAAGAGTTTTTTGTTTCTTTCCCTTAGCATCGAGATACTCGAACATATTAATCGTTCGTTCAGCATCGATATTCGGGAATCTTTGATTATTATAACTACCAACTATGTCATAACTTTCTATTGGCATATTAATAACTCAATATATTTGGCCAATAGAATGGCTCAGGTGCAGTTAAAGTGACAGAAGGTCTTATTGTGAGATCAGTTTCATTAGTATTTTTAAATGTCTCATAGTAATCCAAGTATTCCGTTTCATTTTGTTGTGGCCAATTTCCTGATGGATAATATGCTAAGAATTTTCGTGCTAAAGCATATTTCAAAAATCCATAATAATTTGGTGGCAATTCCATGATTGTATCCATATTGGATAAATCATTAATCATACATTTTACTTGTAATTTACAAGCATAGGGTTGATCAGGAACTGGATAAACAGTAACGAATGATTCATTGGCTTGTTTATTTAAAAATATAAATCCAGGACGAGATAATAAATTAGTTTGTCTAACAACATTCCAATAAGTTGCTTTATTAATAATTCTTAATGGATAACATAATGATGCATTAACTGGTTGTGTAGGAAAGTTAAAGACTGTAATAACATTTGATCCAGTACCATCACTCGTTAGAATAATGGGGATACCAGATAAAGCATTAGCACTTGATGATGCTAAATACAATGTCGTAGGACTTACATTAATTACCCAATAAGTCGTAGCTGAAACAAGTGGAAATGGTAGTTGACCAGTTGTTGATAATGTAATTGGAGTATTCGTAGGATATGGAGAAGTATTAGCGAGCGTTAATAAATTTGTCGTACTGTCTGCTGTAAATGGAAATGATATTGGTAAAGCTCCTGCAGGATTTCCATTTGCAGGCACAAAATAATTAGCAAAGGTTAAATCAACCACACGATCTTGAACAATATCTGCAGGAACGATATCAGAAATAGAATAAGTATCTATGCCAACTGTAAAGTTGAAATCAATGGTCGTCAAAAAAGGAATATAGATGCTATCAGATGAGAATTTATCTAAAAGTTCATTGATGAGTTCGAGACCAGTTTGGAGCATGAAACCGTCAGGCGTTTCTCCTACGCCAAGTTCGCCCAGAAGGTAAAGGGAATTCACAATTACATCATTAACAGTCCTTGTAACTTGTGGCATTCCCTTATCTCCATATCAGAATCTAGGAATCATCACCTTCACCATCAACAGGGAATGCGACTTTGTCTAAACCTGCTGTAAGCTTTTTGCCAAACTCTTGTGCCCAAGCACCTGTATTTTGCATTTCAGCGTTGAACTCCATGAGGTCTCCCTTCATGTCAGGTTTTCTACCAGCATATTTGTCACGAGCCGCTTGCTCACGTTTAACAAAATTGTTCTTTTCTGAATGCTCTCTTTCAAGACGCATTTGTCTCTTATTTGCAATTGCTGCTTCTTTACCTGGATTGCCATCATATCTATCTTTCATTGTTCTTCTCCTAGGACAATAATTTAACTGCGTACTGTGGATGCCATTTAAAGCCGCACAGAATGTCGATACGCATTAAGTTTTGATAACCAAGAATGTCGCCAGTTTGGGTAACAGCTAAAGACAATCCAGTTTCTGGATCAACTGCAACGGAAGCATATGGAACTTGCAATTTATAGAGTGGCGGACAAACGATGTCTAAAGCACGAGCCGGATAGGCAACGTTTACGTTATAACTTGGAACCATTGTAACTGCTGAAGTCGTTAATACAGGACCATCAACATTTTGCAATGGTGAAGAAGTTGAACTGATAATGCTTGGGCTAACTGTAATCGTTACAGCACCACCACCACTTGAATTTGCAGGAGCAGTAATAACAAATTGTGCATTTTGACCTGTCGATGCTCTTGATAATGGATTTACATTATGAACACCAGCAATAGAAATCAAATCACCAGGTAAGAAATAGTTAGTCACACCAGCAGTCGCGCCAGCAAGAATAATTGTATTACCAGATGAAACCGTACCGTTTACAGTAAGCGTGTCGCCAGGATGTAATGTTGGACCTGCACCTGCCGTGTGTTTCACAATATTTTGAGATTGGAACATATCAAAATAACTTAAATGTCCAATTGCTGATTGACGAACAATTTCTTCATTAAAGACAGGAGTGAAGTTATTGAGTAATGCAGATTTGAGAGATGATCCATCTCGCACCGTCATGGCTAAATATGCATCTGACGCAATATTCACACCCTGCTCTAATAATTTAGCACCCGCTAAATCGACTGTTGCAAATGAGTTAATTGGCGTACCAGCAGAACCTTGGAAGAAATATAATTCTTGCTCAGCATCAGCATTAATATCACGTTCCATTTGAGTAATAATGTTTTGAATAGCTGGTTGAATAAACATACGGCTGAAATCTTCAATCCGTAATGTTAAATCCTGAACCGTATAAGCAATCAATGCATGGTATTGGTGTGCCACTGTAATATTTTCAACGGTTTCAATAATATCTTGGGGCACAGCAGTCGATCCATCACCAACAATAAAATTATTCTGTCTACGGACCTGCAAAGTATCGCCGATCTTGTAGCCTGAATTTTGGAAATCATCTTGATAAATCCTGGAACCTGTCATTACAAATGGTGAGTTGTTAGCAAACATTGCCAAAGCAGTGTTCGATACCAATTGAGTAGTAATAAATTGATTAGCCATTGACGTTTACTCCGTCCTAGAGTTGATAAATCCATTTGAGAAAGAAAACCTACTTAAAGGTGCCTTTCTTCATTCTGTTCCGTATTTCAGAAACAGGCGTCTTTTCGTGAACCCCTGTGGCATTGACGACTGGATTGGACTTGATCTGACCTAATGGCCGTGCGGAATGATTATTCTTTGACTCACCACCGGACATCAAGGCCTGACTCAGCGCAATCACTTCGCTTGCCTGGTTGATTTTCGGGAGTTTGCCAATACGGGCTAATTCTTCAGGATTTTTACCTAAGTGATACAGGACTTCCCCTGCACTACCTTGGCCTTTTTTCGGTAACAAAAGTGCTGCATCGCGCATCGCTTCAGTGAATGGGACATCGCCTCTAACAACATCGTCAAAATCATCATATTTGTCTGCTGTACTATCTAAATGACGATTCAATTCTGCATATTGTTTTGCAATATGCTGTTGGGCTTCCGATTCTCGTGCTTGTCTCTCCGACATTTCCTTTTGCTGAAGAGCATAAGTCACTGCCTGGCGGATTGCGTCTTGCGTGCCATCACCGCTTCCTGCGGCTGCACCGAAAGGATCTTGTTGTGGTTGTGGCTGTTGGTTTGGATTGTTTTGTTGCATCATCGCTTGCATTTGGTCCATCCTTGATTGCATCTCACGCATTTCCCTATCATGAGCACGTCTTTGTGCCTTCAATCTCTTTTGGACACTCAACGTATCGCGACTTCCACCTTGATTCCCTGGACTCTCGTGAGAGTCATCATTTGCCACTTCTTCTTGTGGCTCACCAAGGCTATCCATTACTTCAGCTTCATTTACAACATTTTCCGTGTCGTTATCCGACATATCCTGACTAACTTCCATATTGATCCCCACCTCGGCATTATCTAGCCCACGAGTTGTTTCGGCGTCTCGGTCGCCCAAAAGACTTCATGTCTTTGATTGATTAAATTTTATTCCTATATAGTAGTTCTCACAAGGCCACTAATGACCCTTACTCTTTCTTTTTAGATTCTTTCTCATGATGCATTTTGCTTTCATGCTTATAAATATCTGCTAAAAGCTCATTCGCTTTATGGCTGAAATCAAGATGGGTCTTATGCTGATCTTGACCATGGATTACTTCTGCTTTTCTTAAATCTAATTTATGCTTAAGAACATCTAATTCTGATTTATTTTGCATCTCTTGCGCTTTCAAAAGCATCTCAGCCTTCTTGAGCTGAATTTCTTCTTGTTCAAGCTCTACTTTTTTCATCTTCACTTGGACTTCAGCTTGTTTATTCTTAATATCTTCCATCTTGGCTTGCATTTCAGCCTTCATCATTTGCTCTTGCGGATTTGGCGGCTGAGGCGGGAGCTCTTTACCTTCTTCTTTGGCAATGACTTCTGGCGGAACAAGTGATTTAAAGCGATCTTTAACTTGCTCCATTTGTTGTATATCCAAATTACCGGCCCAAAGGTCAGCAATAAGTGGAAAGGCTTGAGGATAAGCTTGAATTGTCTCACTAAACATTTCCAATGCGATCTCCTTTTGCACCGCAAAAGAAGGACCTGTATCAATTTCCACATCAAAGTCACCAACGCCCAG